CCATTGAATACTGTTTTTACATTTGTTGTATCATTGTAATAGGTTCTCAAAATACCATATCGACCTTCAAGTGTAACAGTACCTGCGCCTTGAGCACCAGTTGTATCACCTGGAGCACTTGTAATTTTTACTATTGCGGATGTGTAACCTGTACCTGGGGTTAACACTTTGATTTCTCTAATAGTACCGTTGTTAGTTAAGACCACTTCAGCTGTTGCACCTATTCCGTCACCTAATATAGCAACAGATGGTTGGTTTTGATAACCATAACCTGGATTTGTTAAAGTAACAGATTCTACACCACCTGTTGATGATGGAACTTCTTCAATATACAATCCTTCAATTCTAGCGGCCAAATTTAAAGGATTTCTATACACAACAGAAGGTGAACTTTGAATACCACTCAAGAACATACCTTTCTTCAATGGTGTGCCGTAATATAATTTGTAAGTTGTTGGTGTTGATAGGTTTGGATAGAATTTCTTTTGTATTTGTATAGTTATTTCATTTGTAATTATAGATGAGTCAACTGCATTAATTCTTACACTAAAATCCGATGCCTTAAATGTGGAATTAAATGTGTTTAATGTTGTTTTTGCATACGTATTAATTGCGGACTTAACTGCGGCTTTTATTTGTTCCGATGAAGAAATAGTTTTTGTTGGATCATACAAAACATTCGCAGTTATTTGAATGTATGTGTAATCTGGATCAATGAGAACCGGTTCTACTGTCATTACTGATATTGGTTTCAATACATCATTTTTTAATTTCAATTTTTGATTTTCCGTTATAGTGTAAGCACCAGTTGGTTTTACACAAACAAAAACTTGACCATAAATCGGTGGATCATTTTCTTGGCCACCCCAAACATTAACGGCATCAAATGAATAACCTAAATTATTTTGTTGAATTGCTGTGATGTAATCTTCTTTAGTGATTGCTCGGCCTTGTGCAGAATAAGATTTTGGTGCTTGAAATCGTATAGAACTTATACTTTCTTTTGGTGAACCTTGTGAAGTGGGTGTTACTGGAGAAACTGATGCATTAGAGTAACCACTAACAGTTTGCATTAGTAAAAAGTTATTTGCACCAGCAGAAGATGTTCCTTGTGTAACAACATAAGAAATTCTTATGATATTATTTTCTTTAATTTTTTTACCTAATATACCATCACCAAAATAGATTTCATAGAAACCATTAAGTCCCTCTTGCAAAAAGTAAACAGTTGAGGTTGGTGACAAAGTTAGATACTTTGATGCAGTTGTAAACGTTTCTACGTAATTATTTGAACCAGATTCTTGCACAGAAACTAACAATGTTGTAGTATCGACATTAATATCTGGTATTTTAAATTTATAACCTAGTGTGTTATTGCCTTGAAAATTTAATTCAACCGCTGTACCTTGTTTTAGCGTTACATTTTGAAATATTGCAGTATTTGCAGTAACATTAACAGTAACCGAATCGGTATTTACAAAATTGTAATTTACACCGTCAATTGCTTCAGACAAAAATGATGTATATTTTGGTAAAGTCAATGATGAATCATTAACACCAGTTATAGTTAAATTAATTGTGGCTGATGGTGCGATTGCAGATTTTGGTACATAATTTAACAGTTTTGCTTGAGAAACAACAGAATTTCTCTGTAATGCAGTATCCAGAAACATTTCATTAGCTACCATATTCAAATAATATGCATTATATTGTGTGTTATATGCTAGTAAATCCATTAATGTAGATAAAGCAGAACCTTCATAGTTATAATCTTGAAGTACGCCTTGGTCTTTTAAATAGTTTTTGAAACTATCTTTAATACTGTTAAAATCCAGCTCAGTTATATTAAAATTTGTGTTTGCGCCTGCCATTTTATCTGTTTCTCTCTAAAAGGACTGTTACAGTAGTTGGTTGTGTTGCGTTTTCTAGATAAAAAGTTAATGTTACTGTATAAAAATTTTTATCGGGGTCTGGAGAAACAACAACGTTTTGCAATGTGACTCTAGGTTCATAATTTCTTATTGCATATGTTATTTCTTGTTGCAGTGAGTTTGTTGTTATGACTGATATTGGTTCAAACAATATAGAATCTAAGTTTGTACCAAAAGAAGGATTGAACAATTTTTCATATTTTTTAGTCAATAATATGTTTCTTATTGAACGAATAACCGCTTGGTTATCATAGCTTAAGGCGACATCATTCACCGCAGGCCGTCTTGCAAATGTGAAATCTATGTCTGAATATATTTTTGTAAGTGATGTTGCCATCTTTTATTTATGTCCAATGGTAAAACGCTTTTTTGGAATTTGAAAGCTGTTGGAGAAAATTCTTGAGCCGGAACGTAAAAATTCGAAAAGTGGTAATTATGAAATTCTGGATTTCAATTTGTCGGTACCAATAATATTCATGTATATGTATTGCTCGGTCTCACCTAGTTTGGTGAATTTCTTGGTTTGATTGTATCTATCGATGAAATTCTTTAAATTTCCATAATAATTTATATCGGAATTTATTCTACTATTTAAAAATGTGTTCGCTGCTTGCATAGTCAAGTTTATTGTTTGCACCTGTGCTGGTGATAAGTTTGAACTTATTGTATTTGCATTGGTTCTATTAACAAGACTATTATCAATTTCTTGAGAAATAGCTATAATGGTGTTTAAATTGGCTTTTAACTGTGTACCAATCAACAAACTAGTAAAACTACCGAGTATTGGAGCTGTGTTTTTTATGGAATCAGTTTGGTTTGTAATGTAAAGTGCTGTTTTACCATAACTTATTGCTTGATCCAGATATGGATTTACTTGATCTTCACCAAGAAATGATGTCACACCTGACAATCTATTGGTATGTTCTAAGAATGTATTTGCAGTATTCGCTAGATCACGAGAAGTGAAACTCAAATTACTTAGACCGTTAGCTCTACAATTGTACAATATTGTTAATGAAGTATTTGCAAGGTTTATTAAATCGGTAGCCAATGGATTTTCATAATAACCACCAATATCATTGTTTTTAATATCTTCAGCTTGCCAAGTTGTAATAAAAGGTGGCATACTTTCTAAGTGTGTTTGAGCGCTGGCAGAAAGTGTAGTTACTTTGCCGTTAGGATCATCAAAATTATAACCCAATGTAGCAAAAACACCGGTTGCATTATTTACTGTTGACATATTAAATTCCTAAAAAATTTGCCAGAGGTGAACTTGTTGGGTAACCTTTGTTACCAATGTGTTGATGATAGTTAAAAATATTTGAATTTATAACATCAGACATTAAAACTGCATCCATAATACCAATATCAGCATAAACAAAATTAGCCAAAGGTGCATTAACTGAAACCAAAGATGTAATTGAACCCATTGTATTAATACAACCAGGAACTGCCACAGGACTCAATGGTGACGGTATACCCAAGGATAGACCACCAGTACTAGAAACAAATCCAAGTGGTCCTGCAAACACGCCTGTTCCTGCATTTACTCTAGTTTCAGCACTAATTATGTCAGCAGAAATTGACCCACCAACAACCAAGTCTGAAGCCAAATATAAATTGTCAGAGGCTGCTAGTCTTATAGAACCACCAAACTGTTCGTTTGCTGCTATAGAAATGTCATCATCGCCTGAAATTGATATGTCTTTATGTGACCTTATATTTGTTTTACCTTGTACCAATAAATTATAATCACCAGCAACTTGAACGTTCATATCTTTCAGAACATTCATATTACAATTACCTTCTATCTGAATGTTACACGATCCTTTGATTAAAACATTCTTATTTTTAATCGTGATTTCATAACCATCGCCAAAAACTTTATGCACCTCATCACCATTCGGGTGCATTTCAATAAAAGTTCCCATTCTATGTGATAAACGAACACGTTCACGACCTGGTGTGTCATCCAATTCAAGTTTATGACCAGACTCTGTAACTGTTGCACTATTGTATGGATAGACTGGTCCATTATCTATATTGGCGGCAGATTCTGGTTCTGTCCACAGGTTATCCGTTGGTGGTGTATTAATTGTACTCATAATTTAAATTGGTGTTCCTTTTTTTGCTGTAACACTTGTACTCGACGCAACTGTATTTGCTGAAGCGAACGTACTAGTAAAATTTGCAATTGTTGTATTGGCTGCAGCCAAATCAGCGGCACTGACGGGAATCAATAAACCAGCTGTCGCAGCCACAGGTATCGCCGCTGCTCCGGCCACTGCAACACCAGCCAAATTTACAGTATTGTACGCTTCTGTTGCTACTTCTTTTGCAGCAGAAACCAATTCTGTTAATTCCGAACTTGCTCCACCACCAGATAATTCTGCAAAGAAATCACTAAAAACACTACCAATTAATTGTAATACTCTAGTTAAACAATCTCTCAATAAAGCCAAAAATCTTGCTGGTAAACTTAATATCCATTGTACAATTGCTCTTAATTTTGTAATGTAAGCTAAAACATATTTTTCAAAATCAATGATTGGCTGAATGA